ACTATGAACCTATCAAATTTGAATTTTTTCAAAGTGATATGGAAAAGATAATGTATCAACTCAATCAGGTTATCGAAGGAGAGGGAGACATTAGCCAACTAATTAACATTAGGGACGACTTCCAACACAAGATAGGAATTCACAAAGATAGAGGCGAATGGATATGAAAAAAGATTCATTTTATAACCATCCTTACTTAGCTGAATTTTATAGGGGTATGACTTATGACCTTATGGAAAGAGGCTTCAGTAATGAAATGGTAACGGCTTGCTATAAGTGTGCCTTAGCTAATAATACACACCTAAAAGAACCACTAGAGCTTTCCGGACTAGAAGAGAAAATGGTAAGTTATTTACTGGAGAATAAAAAATGAAGTATGCTATATTTTTAGACGATAGAGAAATTGAAACATTCTTCGGAAGCGAAGAAGAAGCGGTGATTAAATATGAAGAATACAAAGAATCTTATAAGGGCGAAGAAGTATATGACAAGCTTGAACTTTGCGCCTTTCGAACGGTCAAAGAAGAAAGCTTATAAGTTAAAGAAAGAATGTGCTATATGTGGCAAGACCTTTACAGTCAAATGTAATAGAGACGGCTTAATATTGACAGATTGTTTTCACAACTATCTCAATAAACATTTCTTTTTAGGATGGACATACGAAGTAGTGTTTCCATTTATGAAAGAAGATAAGTTCGACGATAACTTTAAGATAAGATTTAAAAACACTTATTATAGAATTGTAGGTTTTAGCAAATTATCAAGAACAATATATTATTTCGTTTGGAAATTGTTTCATAGAGGAAAGATAGAGTTTTGGGAATGCACAAAGTGTGCTAATAGACCGGATGATATATGAGAGTTAGTAAACAAACCTTAGAAACAAAGATAGATACTTTAATAGATTACTATGATGAATTGAAGGACGACCACAAATACCGATATGATTTGAAACAAACATATGTTCAGTATTTAGAGTTTGTGAGATTTAACTCAATAAAGAGTGATAAGGAGCAAGAGTATATGACATTCATGGGAAAAGTGTATGTTCAATACTATAAGGATAAAAAATGACTTTGTTTTGTCGCCATTATTGGAAGAAAAGATGTGGCTCAAAACAAATTTATGTTTGTACAAAATGCTATAAAGTGAGGGAAGAAAATGACTGAATTAAAAGATTTAGCAGAAGAGACGCAGGAATAGAAACATTTAAATAGTAGAACAACTATAAATATATTAGGTGATAACTATGGTTGGAGTTAAAAAAGGCATATACATTAAATGTCCATGTGGTAATGATGTATATGTAACTAAAAGTAGAACAAAAAAGAAGTATTGTTCTGAAAAATGTTTTAGAAAATACAGAAGTTATGAATGTTCTACAAAAACTAGAGATAAAATAGCGAAAACATTAACTGGTAATATCCCTTGGAACAAAGGGAAGAAAGCCACTATGTCTGCTAGAATAAAACAAAGTCTTGGACACACAAACGATAAAGAATTTACTGGCTTTAAGGCAACAGAAGCAATTCAAATAAGAAATTCATTAGAATATGGAGATTGGATAACTAATGTCAAAAAACGTGATGGTTATGTGTGTTATATATGTGGAGAATACATAGGCAAAAACAATGCTAATATATCAATACATCACATAAAAAACTTTGCTAAACATCCAAACTTGAGAATGGATATTAATAACGGAATAACTTTACATAGAAAATGTCATAAGATGTTTCATTTAAAATATGGTAAATATAACAATACACAAGAACAACTTGATGAATTAAAGGAGATGGTGAGAAATGGTAGAAATACAAACAAATGAACAACAATTAGCAGATTTGCCCGGTGTAGGTCCTGCCACCGTTACAAAATTAACTGACGCTGGTTTAGGGACACTAATGGCTATGGCTGTGAGTTCCCCAACAGAAGTATCAACGGTAGCTGGACTGAGTGAGAGTGTAGCTAGAAAAATCATTAAGGCTGCAAGAGCAGAGTTACAGTTAGGCTTTGAGAAAGCAAAAGATTATGCTCATAAGAGAGATAAGATTAAGAAGATAGGAACAGGTAGTTCAGACTTCGACGCAGTATTAGATGGTGGGTTCGAGAGTTCAACAATTACAGAAGTTTATGGTAGAACAGCCTCTGGAAAGACACAATTGTCGCATCTAATGGTTGTCAGGGCGTTAATGGAAGACCCAAAAAACAAAGCTATATATTTAGATAGCGAGTCTACATTCAGACTTTCACGTATTAAAGATTTCTGTGAAGCTAACAAAGTAGATTATGAAGACGCTATGGAAAGAATTAGAGTAGCTAGAAGTTTCAACACCGACCATCAAATGCTATTAGTAGACGAAATAGAGAAGATGTTACAAGAAGATAACACTTACAGAATATTAGTTATTGACTCGTTAACCTCACACTTTAGAGCTGACTTCTCTGGAAGAGGAGAATTAGCACCAAGACAACAAAAACTTAATAAACATCTTCATCAAATATTGAAGATAGCAGACCTTCACAATTTAGTGGTTATCGTGACTAATCAGGTTCAGAGCGACCCTGGACAATTCTATGGTAACCCAGAGAAGCCAATTGGCGGAAATATCTTAAGCCACTCAGTAACAAGTATAATTGCTGTTAGACCTGGTGCAAAAGGCACATGGGTTATGAAACTAGTAGACAGTCCTTGTTTACCAGTAGGAGAAGCAAGTTATGTTATAACAAAAGATGGCTTTGAAAATGTATAAAAGAGGGTGAAAAAAATGGAAGAAAAAGTAGTAGCAGTATCAGGAGGGTTCGACCCAATACACGTTGGACATTTAAGACTGCTCAAAAAAGCTAGTGAACTGGGAGATAAGCTTGTTGTTATATTAAATAACGACAATTGGATTAAGGCTAAAAAAGGTTATAACTTTATGTCGGAAGAAGACAGAAAAGAGATACTAGAGGGCTTTAGTTGTGTAAACCGAGTGATGGTATCTTTCCACGACGACCACCCAAAAGATATGAGTGTTTGTGCTGAAATAGAAGCATTAGCCCCTGACATCTTCGCAAATGGTGGAGATAGAAAAAGCGATAACGTACCAGAAATTCAATTATGTAAAGACCTTGACATCGAATTAGTTTTCGGTGTCGGAGGGTCTAAAATTCGTAGTAGTTCAACTATGGTTGAGTGGTATCAAAAAGAAGAGTAGGTGGTAAAATGAAGATAGACAAAGAAGTATTAAAAGAATATATAACTAAAGTTAGCTTGAGTGCTACAATCCCCACATTAAATCTAAAGTTTACTGAGGCTGGTGTAGAAACTAAAGTTAGAAATATACAAAACACTGGTATGGTGTTAGGCTTGTTGAAGAAAGAAGCCTTCTTAGAGTATGAAGAAATCGGTGAAATCTTTATCAAGGATTCACGAATGATACTCAACACACTAAAAACGTTTAGTGAAGTAATCAATTTAGAGAAATACACAGATAACATTCTTAAAATTTGGGATGAAACAAGAGAAGTTTGTATTATGTTAGCAGAAGAGAAAATCTGTGACAACCTTATGACTAAGGAACGACCAGACATTGAATCAACCAGTTCAATACCCTTAACCAAGGAAGTCTTGCTTAGAACAACTAACGATATGAAAATGTTAGCAATTAACTACGTTTTCTTTGAGAAGATAGGTAAAGAATTAACTATCAGTATCGGAGCAGAACAAAAGTATGATTACATTAAAAACATTATTCAGTGTGAAGAAGACGGTGATGTTAAAGTTGGTGTAGCATCAGGCTTTGAAGACGTAATACTATCAATAGGTAGTGATGTTGTGCTTCACTTAGGTAATGACTTACCATTGATATTTGAAGACAAAACAGAGAATATGGAAGTAGAAACATTCTTATCTCCTTTCGTACCAAACGATGATTAAAATGAACGAACACATACCTAAACCTAAGTTTCAATGGATGCACTCTTCCTGGGTAAAGAAATATTATATTGACAAGAAAATGATAGATGTTGCATTAGAAGATATGAAAAAGTTACAGACTGAGACTGGTTCACACGACGATTATGGACAAGGCTTATACAATGGATTAGAATTAGCAAGAGTAACACTATTAAAAATAAACAAATCAAAATTTGTTGGGCTTAAAGAATGGAAGGAGTTGAAAAGATGAATTTACCACTAATAGAAAAATATAGACCTAAAACGTTTGATGAAGTAGTTGGAATTTCAGATATGGCTAGACTAAAGACTATGATAGCAGACCCTGCTAGTATGCCTAACATGTTATTCTACGGACCTGCTGGAACAGGTAAAACAACCGTTGCAAAGATAATCATTAACGCACTTAAACCATTAGATTACATTAAAATCAACGGAAGCGACACCACTGGCGTAGATACGATTAGAGATAAAGTATATAGCTTTATGACAAGTATGAGTAGTGTTAAAGATAAGCCTAAGATAGTGTGGATTGAAGAGTTTGACTTTATGAGTCAGAACGCTTTTGCGGCTCTAAGAAGTATGATAGAACAATATATGGTTAATGCTAGATTCATTTGTACCTGTAATTATTTAAGAAAGATTCCAGAACCTATTCAATCCAGATTTGCGCCTGTTGAGTTCAAGAAACACACTCCAGTAGAGGTAATGAACAGAGTAAGACATATCTGTAACGAGGAGAAAATTACGGTAGCACAAGATGTTCTTCAAGAGATAGTCGTGAAAGGAAATGGCGACATTAGAACTATTATCAATAGTATTCAAAGATTTTCTGCTAATCCAGAAAAAACAATATCAGCTATGAGCTTAGCTAAGATGGGAGATACCGCAGATGAAATATATAAATTGTTAAATGAAAGAAAATGGTCAGAAATAAGATATAATATTATAAACACCAATCCCGATTATAACAAGTTGTTAGTGGATTTAGAAGACAAGTTTTTCAATAGTGATTTACCATTGTTGAAGAGAGCGGCAATAACAGAAATAATATCTACAGGGCTATACGAAATGTCGTTTAGTTTTGATGTGAACATTTGCTTCGCAGCGACCTGTTCAAAGATAATCAAGGCGTTAGTATAGGAGGAACCAAAAATGAAAGATAACATATTCGAGCTGAGCGAAGAGTTCATTAGCAATTATAGAAATAAACAACCTAAGTGGGGACCTTTAGGTTACATCACTTATAAAAGAACATATTCAAGACCGTTACCAGATGGGACGTCAGAGAATTACTGGCAGACCGTTAAGAGAGTAGTGGAAGGAGTATTTACCATTCAAAAAGACCATTGTAAAAGAAACAGTCTTCCTTTCAATCATTGGAAGGCTCAAGCATCAGCACAGAAAATGTTTAAGCTGATGTGGGAATTTAAGTTCACTCCTCCTGGACGTGGTCTTTGGATGATGGGTACAGATTATATGTATAAGCGTGGTGGAGCGGCATTGAACAACCCCTTAGGTTTAGATACTAAAATTCTTACCAAGGAATACGGTTGGACTACTTTAGGGGAATTGGATACTAATAGAAAAATAACAGTATTATCAAATACTAAATTATATGGGAGAGATAATACTACAAATGCGCAACCTAAATGGGCTGAAGCTACTGTTTCTGAAATTGAGGAACAACCAACAAAAAAGATAACATTCCAAGATAAATTTGGAAATACAACAACTATTACAGCTTCTAATAACCACAGATGGTTCAGACGAAGAATGAAAACTAATTGGGAAAGAGTAACTACTGAAGATTTAAAAATAGGCGATTATTTACCAATGACTAAACCTTCTAAAAATTATAAATTAAGTTTGCAAGGTGCTCAACATGGATTTTTCTTTGGAGACGGTACTCGAAATAATGGTGAATTACATCAATTTGATAAATCTATAGATGTTTTAAAAGAATTATTTACTAATGTTGTAGATATTGATAAGAGGCATTCTGTAGTAAGACAATGCCCCTTAGCGTGGGGGAAAGTACCTATCGGATGGGAATATAAAGATGATGTTCGATACATGTATGGATTTTTATCAGGTTATTTAGCCGCTGATGGTCATGTTGATAAAAAAGGGAACGTAAATATTTCATCTAGTAGAATGGATGAATTAGAAGAAGTTAGCGAATTCTTTTCTGTCTTAGGAATAAGAACTTCTGCGATAAGAATACAAAGCACATGGTCTAATTTTTCAAAGGCCCGAAAATTATATAGTCTTGGAATTAATCCAATAGATTTAGATGCCCAATTCTTTTTGAAAAAAGAACATCTTAAGAGATGGAAAGAAAACTATTCTAAAACAAAAAGAGACTGGTGTAAAGTAGTAGATATAAGTGAAAATGGAATTAAAAGTGTTAGATGTGTAACTGTTCCAAAATATGAACAATTCGTAATAGATGGTTTCTGTTTGACAAGTAATTGCGCCTTCACAAGTACAGAAAACATTAATGTTGATTTCGCAGAACCATTCGTATTCTTAATGGATATGAGTATGTTAGGTGTTGGCGTTGGTGGAGACACTAAAGGAGCTGGCAAAGTAACAATTAAAGAACCAAAGGTAGACGGACCTCACGTAGTAGAAGATACTAGAGAAGGATGGAACGTTATCTTAAAGAGAGTATTGAATTCATTTGTTGGAAAAGATACTATGCCTAGTGAAATAGATTATTCATTGGTAAGACCATTGGGAGCTCCAATCAAGGGCTTTGGTGGAGTAGCATCAGGACCGGAACCACTTATTGAATTAGTCAGAACCGTTACAGAATTATTAACCAAGAGAATTGGACAAACGATTACCTCAAGTGATATTGTAGATATATTTAATATGGTAGGTAAATGTGTTGTTTCAGGTAACGTAAGACGTAGTGCTGAAATTATGTTCGGTGAATTAGAAGACAAAGAGTTTATGGAACTAAAAGACCCAGAGAAGAATAAAGAAGCTCTTATGAGTCATAGATGGGCATGTTTAACTGGAGACACACAAATACATACTGAGAAAGGATGTTCTTCTATTAAAGATTTAGTTGGAAAAAAAGATTTCAATATCATATTAGATGGACAACGACATTTAGTTAATGGTGTAAAATATACGGGAGATAAACAGGTTTACAAAATTGAAACTATTAGTGGACAATCTATTACAGGAAGTGATAATCATCAATTAATGACTTCTGATGGATGGAAGACTATTAAAGACATTAAAAAAGATGACAGATTAATAATCTCAAATAATAATAGAAGAGAAATTATTAAAAATAGAAGCTACGAACTGGGATATCTTATCGGCCATTTAATTGGAGATGGTACTTTTACGACTACATCTACTACTGGAACTGATATCGCTAGATTACAAATATATAAAAAAGATAACGGATTTGATTCTATGAAAGATTATATAGAATCTATTTTTAATTTTAAAACTCGAAGTGATTTTAATGGATTTAGTAAATTAAATAAAAGTAGTAATGATGTAGACTGGGCATTCATATCATGTAAAGAATTTACAGATATTGTTTCGCAATATAAAATTAAAAAAGGAAACAAGCAAATTACTAAAGAATTAGAAGAACAATCTGATAATATGGTTGCTGGAGTAGCTAGTGGTCTTTTTGATACTGACGGTTGGTTTAATATTGAAAGACGAACTTTTAGCATTGAGCAATCTAATAAACAAACTATATATGGTTTACAAAGAATCTTATTAAGATTGGGTATAAAAAGTAATGTTAATAAATTAAAAAGATTAACAGATAAACCAATACAAAATGGTAAAAAAGTAAATAGAAAACAGGCTTACAGATTAACAATATGTGGTTATGATAATTCAGAAAAATTTGTTGATAAATGTGGAATACACCATTCTGAAAAATTAGAAAAATGGAATGTGACAAAAAAAGTAATTTCTAAGCCTAAATATGAGAATTGTTTTGTTGTAAAATCTAAAACAAAAAAAGGAATAGAGAAAACATATGATATGAATGTTCCATTCGTTAATGCGTTTTCAGCAAATGGTTTTTATGTACATAATAGTAACAATTCTATCTTTGCTAAAGTAGGAATGGACTATTCTGAGGTCGCTAAATTGACTGCTAAGAATGGAGAGCCAGGTTTCATGTGGCTCGACAACGCACAGAAATACTCTAGGATGAATGGAGTAATAGATAATAAAGATTATAGAGCTAAGGGGGGAAATCCATCATTGCGAGCCGGAACTAAAATTCTAACAAAAAAAGGAATATTTAATATTGAAGATTTACAAGATAAAGATATAATTGTTAAAAATCTTAATGGTAAATGGTCTAAAGCTAAATGTTTTTTATCTGGTGAAAATAAACAACTATACGAATTAGAATTAAATGGTGGTAAGAAAATATGGGCTACACCAGAACATAAATGGGCTATTTTAGAAAAAGATGGTGTTGTTAAACATGAGACTTCTGCTCTTAAAAAAGGTATGAAATTACCCATTGGTATGAATGATGTGTTAGATATTAATGGTGACACTGATATTACTAAAGAAGACGGTTTTATGATTGGATGGTTGACAGGAGATGGATGGATTACATCTAGAGAAGATGATAAACGAAGAGAATATGGCTTCATATTTAATTTAGACGAATTAGAGTCTGCAAATAGAATTGTAAAACATGTAAATTCTCTTAAATCTTCAATATCAACTCTCAATCCTATGGGTAAATCTAATGTTGGTTTTCAAGTATCTAATAGAGATTTTGATTCTCTTATGAGAACTAAATATAAAACTGTTTTAAATAAAGAAGAAGGCATCTCTAAAGGCATATGGAAATCTAATGATAAATATATAAAAGGGTTTATTGAAGGATTGTTTAGTGCAGATGGAGATGTTTCAAAACACAATATTTGTTTGACTACTTCAAGAGAAAAAATAGCCAGTGATATGTGTAAGTTGTTATCTTTTTATGGTATTAAATCAGATGTTAGTCATAGACAAAGAACTGGAAATTTTCCAAATGGTAAAGACTATGAAAAACTATATGATAGCTACAGAGTTAGAATTTGTGGTAGATATGCAGTTAGATTTTCTAAATTGTTTACATTAACTAAGAAAAAACAAGATAAAGCAGATTTATTGTCTGTAAATTTGAAATATGCAGATAGTAGACATTTTGATACCATTAAGTCTGTAAAGTTGTCTAATATTAAAGAAGACGTTTGGGATATTACAGTGTATGATGACACACATTGTTTTCAATGTGATTATGTTATAACTGGAAACTGTTTGGAACAAACTCTTGAGCCTTATGAGCTTTGTTGTGTAACTGGTGATACTAGAATACAAACCTTATACGATGCTCCAAAAATTAAAGATGTTGTAGATAGCGAGAAGTCAGTGTTTGTTTATAACGGAAAAGATTGGTCATGGGTTAAACCATTTTTTACTGGAAATAGAGATATATATAGAGTAACTATTAGTGATGGTAGCTATTTAGATGTTACTGATAATCACGAATGGTCTGTTAAAAAACCAACAGAAAGAACATTTAAAAAGAAAACTACTATGGATTTAGAACCGGGTATGTATCTTCCTGAGTTTGAATTATCTACAGATGAACATTCAACAAATGAAGCAACAAATAGTTATGCTGTAGGATGGTTTACTGGTGATGGATTTATGGATAAAAATAGACCCATGTCTGTTGTACAACAAAACGAATATGATGTTGTATTACCATTGCTTGATGGAAAGGAATACAAAGAACAGCATCCAAAAGGTTATACTAGACCATTTAAAAGAGTGTCTATGAAAAACACTATAGATGTTGACCTTGGAAAGAAACTTCGTGACCATAGTACTGGATTACCAGATGAAATATTTACTTATAGCACTAACATGTTAAAAGATTTCTTTGGTGGGTGGATTGATTCAGATGGTAGTTTAAGAAAACACGCGAATACAGACGCATATCTTTTAAATGGTACAGAAGCAAACTTAAGAGATGCTCAACTATTATTAAGAAAAATAGGCGTTAATCATTCTACTATTTATGAAACTTCTCCAGAAGGATTTAAAACAAATCTTGGAGTTAGAAATCATGCGTTATGGAGTCTTTACATTCCAACATACGAGGCTGATAAGATAAACACTAAATTAAAAATAGCTTGTCGAATAGGTAGTAGATTCAAAAAGAACAATGCTCATTTGTTTAGTAAAAAAATAGATTCTGCTAGAAAACAAAAGATAGTAAGTATTGAAAAATTGAAAGAAAAACAAGATACCTATTGTTTCACTGAACCCAAAAAACATATGGGCGTGTTTGGAAATGTGTTAACTCATCAGTGTCTTGTAGAAACCTATCCTGGTAAACACGAAACTCTTGAAGAATGGCATGAAACGCTCAAGTATGCTTATTTGTATGCAAAAACTGTTACTCTTGTTCCAACACATAATAAGTTAACAAATGCTGTTATGCTTAGAAACCGACGTATTGGTTGTAGTATGTCTGGTATTGTACAAGCGTTTAAGAAATTTAGTCGACGTGGTTTGTTTGAAGGTTGCGATAAGGGTTACGACATCATCCAAAAATATGATGAAGTCTATTCTGATTGGCTTTGTGTTCCTCGAAGTATTAAGACGACTAGTGTTAAGCCTTCAGGTACGGTTTCTCTTCTTGCTGGTGTTACTCCTGGTATTCATTACCCTGTTTCAGAGTATTACATTAGAAATGTTCGTTTCCAAGAAGGTAGTAAGTTGCTTGAAGAATTACGTATTGCTGGTTACAAGATTGAAAAGGATAAATATTCACTCAATACCTATGTTGTGAGTTTCCCTGTTAAGGAAGAATTTTTCGATAGAAGTGTTAAAGATGTTAGTATGTGGGAGCAACTAGAGAACGCTGCGCAGATTCAAAGTCATTGGGCAGACAATCAAGTTTCAGTTACCGTCACATTTAGTGAAGATGAAGCTAAAGACATCAAATATGCTCTTGAATTATATGAGACTCGATTGAAAGGGGTGAGCTTTCTTCCAAAGAAAGACCACGGTTACGAGCAAGCACCTTATATCCCTATATCTAAAGAAGATTATGATATTATGACAGATAATCTTAAGAAGATAAAGAAGATTAAAGGTAACACACACGAGATAGACGAGAAGTTTTGTGATAGCGATACTTGTCAAATATAGGTGAAAAAATGAATATAATGAATGTTGGAGAATACTCTAAAAAAGAATATAAATTTAACATTACAATAGAATTCAACACTAAAACTGAGCTTACTCCTAGAATGATAGAGGTTTCAGAGGCTTTTGGACTTGGAGTTAGTGAAGAAAAACACTTTGTAATTTATAAAGACTTTAAGATAGGCTTTAATAAAGGAGATGTAATGTTTATTACAGGTGACAGTGGTGGTGGAAAAACTCTTTTACTTAGAGAACTTAATAACCACCCAGACATTGTACATAAAATTAACTTGTATGACGTAGAGCCAGACCCAGATGAAGTTATTATCGAGAACATTGGTAAAGACTTAGAAGAGGGAGTAAGATACTTATCTTCTATGGGGCTTAATGACGCATTTATCTTTTTAAGAAAGTACAAAGAATTGAGTGACGGACAGAAGTATAGATATAGACTTGCTAAGGCTTTATCTATGAAACCAAAGTTCTTATTCATTGACGAGTTTTGTGCTAACTTAGACAGAGTTACAGCCAAGGTAATAGCTTATAATTTACAACGAGTAGTTAGACGTACAAACGCAGTTCTCATCGCAGCAACCACACACAGAGACTTAATAGACGATTTACAACCATCTGTCTTAGTAGATAAAAAGTTTATGGACGAAGTAGAGGTTACTTACTCAGATTACGAGAAGCGTGGTGTGAGTTTCAAAGACGAAGTTGTTGTTTCTGAAGGTTGTATGGCTGACTACAAGAAATTAAACAAGTATCATTATAAGAATACAAAGACTAACTTTCCGTTTATGAAGATAACGAAAGCTACTTATAAGGGAGACTTAGTAGGCGTTGGAGTTCATTCTCCACCGTTCTTACAAACAAAAGGACGAACTATTAAGTTTGAGGGTAAATACTCACATATGAAGAAGCATATAGTAGCAGAGATTAACAAGCTTTTTATTCGAGGAGCAAGATATGTTATCTCTCCAAAATATAGAGCTTGTGGGCTTGGACAGAAATTAGTCTTGGACTCGTTGCCTTACATTAAAGATAAGAAGTATCTTGAAGTGATAGCTGTAATGGGTAAGTACAATCCAATATTTGAGAAGTGTGGAATGGAGAAGATAGAAATCTCAGAAGAGAAAGACCCTCCAACTAATAGACTCACCCAATGGATGAAGGAAAAGCAACTCAAGCTTGATGAAATACACAACCCAAAATACTTTGTGTCTTTCGTAGATGGCTTATCTCCAGAGGACAGAGTTACGCTAGTTCGAATGACGGGAAAAGTATTGCACCATCCTAAAGTAGGATTGTCTAACAAAGACGGTAGAAGAGCAGAAGTGGTTGCTCAAGAACAACGATACGCTAGTGCGACGTTTGAAGAGGTTCGTGAAGAACTCTTCATACACATACCAAAGATTTATTCAGGTATGTCACTCTATTATATTTTAGAGAATCCACACTACGTAGAAGAGAAGGTCAACGACCTGGATAACTATTTTTAAAATGGCAAATTTATTTTTCGAGTTTCAAAAACTCATAAAACATAGAGAACCAGAGGAGGGTATGCTAGTCCCTTTGCTAATTTGGGCTTCAGGGAGCCAAAATAGTATACAGGTATGCCAAAGTATCAATCGTCGATTTTACAATGGGAATAGAAAAGTATTTATAAGAGAACTTACATTAAGTAATAGTGTAGGACACATAATAAAATATCCGAAGGTTACCAAAAAAGATGATAAACTAAATTTTTTCTATGAGGACATGTGCAAGTACTTCGGTTGGACATCGAGGGAGCTTGATAAAAACATTTCTTCTGTAAACATTGAGAGTGCCAAGGTGAGACTGGCAAGTGCGTTTGGGTATGATAATAAACAACGTAAGGCATTAGGCTTGGAGGGTCTCAACTATGGCAAGAAAAAAACAAGAAGAAAAGACACTAATAGAAATGATGGGCGACAACTTGGACAAGAGAAAAGCGAGGGAGACAAACTTAATAAGTACATATCTTTCTGATGAAAGACCAATTATATTACCTTTAAGTGATGTTCACTGGGGAAGTCCTGAGTGTAACAAAGAATTGTTTTACAAAAATATGCAGTGGGCTCACGAGAACAAAAACGTACATTTGATATTGAATGGAGACCTTTTAGAGGCTAGTACCAGAGGAAGTGTTGGTGCAGGTGTATACGAACAGAAAAAACATACTGGACAACAACTCGAAGAAATGCTATCAATATTAAAACCATTTGCTGACGAAGGGAGAATCATTGGAATAACTAATGGTAATCACGAAGACAGAATATATAATCAAAGTGGTGTGGATATAACACGAGTAATGGCTAACGAGCTTGACACACCTTATTTCAAAAATGGTGGATTTTTTAAGATAGGCGTTGGAAAACAAAACTACCATATGTACATTACACATGGTGCAAGCGGAGCAAGTTTACCATACACAAAGATTAAAAAGACTCTTGATTTAGGACGATTCATTGACGTAGACTTATACGCTAATGGACACGTACACGACAATCAGATACACTCACAAGAATACTTTTCCATTGACAACAGAAGTGGACAAGTAGTAAAGAAAAATAAATACTTTGTAATCACAGGTCATTATCTTGATTGGAAGGGATATGCTCAGTCAAAGGGATTAGTGCCTGGCAAACAAGGAACGCCAAAAATCAAGTTACATGGCGACGAAAAGATGTTGAGGATAAGTGTATAGAATGACTAGCGCTTCAAGTGGAAAACATGATAAAACAATAGATAAAATTGTTGAGCGTCTTGAACAAGGAGATTATCATCAAATCTCAAAGAACCTAGAATATTTTAATCCAGACAGACAAGATGTTGTTGGTGAGATAGACACATTAGCGTTTAAAATCAATAACGACAAATCATATCTATTACTTTTTGAGGTAAAAACAACTGATAGACAAAAGAACTACAATCACGCTGTAAAACAACTTGACCGTAGCGAAAAACACTATCATAAGTTTGCAGATAGAATATTTAAATTCTACGTTACCCCAAACAAGGATGGTACACCGAACTATAGAAGAGTAAAAAATGATTTATAAAAGTCCACTCTGCCCGTTTTGTTACGATGGAATTGTCGTCACAGACGGGTTTGGTAACTTTTTTTGTAATTCATGTTTCAGAAATCTTGGAATTAAAAAATTCGACGGTTGTGGAAGAGTTTATAAAAAAGCTTGAAAAAATGAGAAGTAAGTAACTTCTTTTGGTGAGACAAAGATGTTTTTAGTGGAAAATATACAAAAAGATAATTATACAGAATTACTTGTCTACTCTAGAGATAAGAATGATGTTAAGCACGTTGAGAAGATTCGAGACTTCAAGCCTTACTTCTATGTAAACTCTGATGAAATAATACCAGATGATTACAGAATTACAAAGAGAGAGACTGGTCACAAAAGTTTGACCGGTCAAGACGTTACAAAAATCTACGTGAAACGCTCCAAGGATATTATTGGAGTAAAAGATTTATTTCAGACTCATCACGAGGCTGACGTACCATTTACACAACGATATATCATAGACAGAATAGGTGAAGCTGAGATTTACAAACTTCATATTATGTCCTTAGATATTGAAACAGATTCTAAAGATACATTTCCTAATATTGACGACCCAGACCAAGCTATTATATCTTGTGCGTTCGCTGATAATAGAGGATTGAAACGAAAATATATATATAAATGTCCAACATCAACTGTAGATATTGAAATGGACGCTTACACAAGAGTATTTAAGAAAGAAGAACAATTACTTGAGGCTATCATAGCTCTTATCCACCAAACAGACCCAGACGTGCTTACAGGATGGAATGTGGTTAATTTCGACTTTGCTTATATGATAAATCGTATGAGAAAATTAGAGATAGATTACAGACCTATGTCACCGTTAAGAATGGTGTTCTCAAAGAAGAGACAAGACAACGACGATTACGACATAGCTATTAGAGGTCGAATCATTATAGATGGTTTGGCGGCTTATATGCACTTCAGAAAGATGTCTAATCAGGGAAGAGCAGAATCATATTCATTAGAATTTACTGGTCAATCAGTTCTTGGTGTTGGTAAGATACCTCATCAAGAAAACTTCCACGATATGTGGGTTAACAAACCAAACGAGTTACTTAAGTACAACCTTAGAGATTCAGAGTTAGTTGTCAATATTTTAGAGAAGCTAGAAATAATAGATTTCTTTAATTATATAAGAGCTAAATCGTTCGCTCAACTTGGTC